AACATCCTCTGGAATAAATTGATAGAAATTGGACCGAAATATTGGATCCATATTGAAGACGATCGTCTCTTCATAAGAAAAGCAAATTACGTTCAAGAAGCAATTGATTTTTTAGAAAAATATCCTCGTATCAGTCAAGTGGTGTATAACAAATTTTACGCGGACAAGTGGACCGATTTGCAACAATATGGAGGGAAGATCATTGAACCCGGAAAAATCGAACATGTGTATTCTTCCGAGTTTAAACGACCCACTTCGGGATGGTGGCCACACTACACATTACAGCCTTCGATGACACGCGTTTCCGCTGTTTTGGAAACTGGGCGGTATGATACTCCGACGTGTTCCTTTGAGCTCGAATACGCAAAACGTTGGGCGGAAAAGGGTTTCAAGACGGGATACTTTGATTGGTATTCAAATATTCACTTCGGTAAGTTGCATGGAGACACAATTGGAAAAAACGCTTATGAAATGAACGATGTGCAACAATTCGGAATTCAAAAAGAGAGGGCGAAAGAACGCGAAGGATGGATTTTTCTACAAGGCGTGGATAGTATGGGAGAAGATCTGTGCCAAATTAAAGCAAAATCGTTTGATGAATTATTTGATACTGCGAACTCCACGGTAAATTGTGTTGCTTACAACACGTTGGGGTATTTGAAACGGCGACTTCAACCCCGATTTGCCAAACCACTTATATTCAATGATTGTGATGGACTGTATGTACGACAAGATTATTTTGTAAAACATGTCCTTCAACAGTTGTCGGGATAAAGTTCAAGTGTCCAAGTGTCCAAGTGTTCAAATGTATAGGTACAATGTATAGAATTTGTACGTGTGGCGTTCACATATCGATGTCTATGTTGTCCTTATTGTTGTGTTGGTTTCCTTTATTTTTATGGTGTAATATGTCTTCAGCGTTGCACCAATTATCATTTAGTGGGGGTGGGTCATTTGGTGCAGTCGAAATTGGTATACTGAAACGTCTTATGGAAATTGAACCCAAAACATATGATTTATACACAGGCATATCTGCCGGTGCATTGAATGCAGGAATTTTATCGTATTATGAAAATCTTCCTTTAGGGATTGAAAACGCAGAAAATCTGTATTTGTCGATCCGTAACCACAAAGTATACAGTTTCTTACCTACCACGGGTGTTTCGATACTAAACACCAAACCCCTTCACAGTACTCTAATAGACATCATCGGTTCGATGCCGAACAAACCAGTTGTCCGCGCCTTGATTGGTGCGTCCGATTTGTATTCTGGAAAGTTGGATATTTACAATTTTGAAGAACTCAACGATATCAATAAAGTGTTGGTGTTGATGTCCAGTTGTGCGTTGCCCGGTATTTTCCCACCCGTGACTTTCAACAATAAATTATACGCGGACGGAGGAGTGTTAAGTAACGAATTGATACAAGTGGAACATGACAATAATTTTTTGAACATCACCTTTATCACACCCTATGAAGAGTATGCGTATGACAATGAACCGATTACTTCGTTGAAAGATATGTTATGCAGAACGATGAAAATTATATCCCATAATTTCAACAATCCGATGGCGTCGATGAACCAAAATTGCAAATCTCCCATTGGAGAAATAAACATGTATTTTGTCCCATCGGAAGTATTGAAAAAATACAATATCTTGGATTTTGATAAATCCGCGGAGTTGATCGACATTGGATATAAACATATGATTTCCAAAAAATACACGATCTGTTGAAATCCACTGCTGTCAGATAATACGATAAATAATAAGGCAAGACCAAATTATTTATCAAGAAGCAAGAACTTCAACTGGGTTACCAATAAACCCAAAATTTACACGCTTTTTGTTTTTCTATGTTTCCTTGATTTTTTTCTGTGTTTCTTTGATTTTTTCATAGTTTTCTTTGATTTTTTATGTTTACGCGTTTTTTTTCTGCCTTCTGATTGTGTTTGGCATTCGTCGTTAAGTTCCTGACAAGCCGGTGTTTGACAATCTTGCAATTTTTTACAATTTTTTTCAATAATTGGAGTATAAGGACAATCTTCATCCGCAACATTATTTACCAAACAATAATATTCGCGCATTGCAGCCATTTGTTTTAGTTCGTTATCAATTTGTATTGGGCATTCGTCGTTAAGTTCCTGACAAGCTCGTGTTTGACAATCTTGTAATTTTTTACAATCTTCTTTAATAATTGGAGTATACTCACAACCTTCATCTACAATCTGCCCGTATCCATTTACAGTTTGTAGACAATACCGATCTCTTGCGTTACTATTTTTTATTAGTTCTTCCTGAATTTGTTTTTTTGTTTTATTACCAGATAAATTATATATCCCAGTTCCTGTAGCGTTGATAGCATTAGATGTGCCTTCTCCTATAGTTTGACCTACAGCTTTACCTACGGTGTAAAGACCAGATACAGGAGACCATAATGCATTTCCAATATTGGACGGAATTTCCTTAATGTTGTCTGAAGCACGTTCAAAACTTTTGTATTCTTCCTGTTGTTTTTGTTCATTGATTTGAGATGGTGTCAATCTTTTTTGCAGCTGTTCGTTTTTCTCCGTTGTTTTTGTACCTGTTACACACGTCTTATAAAGCTTCTGTACGTCATTTGATATTTTACCCGAGCTAGGTAAAAACAGTTTTTTACAAGTTTGTTCAATTTCAGTACTCATAATAACCTTACTATATATATATATTGATAAAGGATTTCATGTAAAATGTGCAAATGTGTAAATACGCAAAGTTGTAAAACGCCTATTTAAATAAACGCAATAGAACACCCAACGCTAATTAAAAAATGAAAAATGTGTAAATATTATCAAATGTCTGTCTTTTTTACACAATCGCCTGCTTTATTTTTACGACTTCCTTTTGGGCATCTCTTTTGTGTTCCTGTTTCTTTATTTTTTACACAATGACCGGCCTTATTTTTACGGGTACCTTTTGGACATCTTTTTTTTGCTGACTTTATTTGAACAGCAGTTTCTTTGACTACTTCTTCTTTTTCATCCTCGTTAGTATATAAACGATACATTTCTTTTAAATCGTCATCTGGTGGCAACCTTTTGTGTTCTTCTACATAGCGATTAAGATTTTTTTCTTCTTCTTTATAAAATTCGCGGGCGTAATCACGTCCATATCTAGGAGCGTAATCGTAATTCTCCATATGTACTTTCATTGCGTACATACGTAAAAAATCCCCTAAATCCTTATACATTCCAAATTCATTATTGTCTTTCCTCAAAAACCATTTGACCTTTGCAGATTTCGAAATAATAAATTTGTCTAAACGGAAGTACTCACGACTATTCACAGATTCCTTTTCAAGATATTTTATTAATGCTTTTTCTCCGCCTCCTCTTTGATTGACCATTATATATTTTAATCAGATAAAAAAATAATGGTAACGTTTCCGATAAATGAATTAAAACGCACCTTACGGGTATGGATTTAAATTTTAAATGCACATTTTATTGATACATTTTCTTTGGATTTTTACGGGTTTTGTTCTTTGTACATATTTTATCTTTCCTATTATAAGCACCTTCTTTGAGAATTTTACTTATATTTACACTCTTGAAGATGTCCCCCCTATGTTATTAAACATCTATATAAAATTATTTTCTTTAATATTTTATATACATGTTTAATGGTATAATTTTAGATCTTAATTATATATCAAATACAATCAATAAATTAGATAGTCAAACTCTTGAAACTTTGACACATGATACAATTTCTAAACATAAAATAAAACCAAAAAAACCTACACAGGAAATAGTAATAAATCAATCACATGGTGGAAATGCACGTCGTACCAAAAAATATAGAAAAAAAGGTTACTAAAACTATCAGAAATTTTAATTACAAACCATATATTATTTTTATTTTACATTTTTTGCACAATTTTTGTCCTCTAAAATGGGTAAAATACGACTTCGTTGCATCCACCCTGAACAACCAAAGGTCGTTCTTTGGCGTTTTAAATGTGCAAAGGTGTAAACACGCAAAGTTGTAAACGAGAAAAGGTAATCCACTGCTCTCAGAAAAAAACATCTCTTGAAATCCACCTAAAACCAAACCGAATATAACGAATAAGAATTCGACAAAAATGTCATCTAAAGTTGTTTTACGATCCATCGACGACTTCAAAAAAGAAGGCATCTCTTTTCTAGATAAACTGTCAGAGCCCGCAATAGTCGCAATGCTCGTAAAAACAAATGAAGTATACCGTAATCTCGGACCGGACGAGGAACCTCTTATCACCGACAACCAATACGATATCTTGGAAGATTACATCAAACGAAACTACCCCAAAAATAAAACTGTAGGCAAAATTGGGGCTCCCGTAGAAAAAAACAAGGCAACATTGCCCTATAAAATGCCATCCATGGACAAGATAAAACCAGACACGGCAGCATTGACCGCATGGAAGGCCAAATATAAAGGTCCCTATGTATTGTCTTGTAAACTGGATGGTGTAAGTGGGCTTTATAGCACAGAACATTCTAAGAGCGATAGCAAAGGAAAATTGTATACTCGTGGAGACGGCACGACGGGACAGGATATCAGTCATTTTATCAAATATCTCAATTTACCCACAGAACCGAATATCGTAGTTCGGGGTGAATTTATTTTCAAAAAATCTGTGTTTACCGCAAAATATGCTTCTCGTTTTGCGAATGGTCGTAATTTGGTAGCTGGAACGATCAATCGCCTTTCAGTCACCGATGTCATCAAAGATATTGATTTTGTAGCCTATGAGCTCATTGTGCCATCCTTGAAACCAAGTGAACAAATGGCGAAATTGAAAACGCTCGGGTTCAATATTGTGCAACATGAAACCCGTTCCGATATTACAAACGAAATGTTGTCTGAACTCTTGGTGAATTGGCGTAAAAATTATGCTTATGAAATCGACGGAATAATCGTGTCGGATGACCATATTTACCCACGCCAAGAAGGTAACCCAGACCATTCTTTTGCGTTCAAAATGGTGCTATCGGACCAAATGGCTGAAGCTAAAGTCGTCGATGTCCTATGGTCCGCCTCCAAGGACGGATATTTGAAACCTCGTGTCCAGATTGAGCCTGTTCAACTCTGTGGCGTGAACATTGAATACACCACGGGGTTCAATGCAGCATTTATTGAAACAAACAAAATTGGCGTGGGCGCAGTGATCCAAATTATTCGTTCGGGGGATGTCATTCCCTACATCAAAGCAGTAGTCACTCCTGCCGATCGTCCTCTGATGCCTACTTCAAATTATCGATGGAACGATACACGTGTCGATATTGTGTTGGAAGACTTGTCCTCTGATGTCACGGTGGTGGAGAAAAACATCACTGGATTTTTCAAAGGCATAGAAGTCGACGGACTTAGTGGCGGTAATGTGAAAAAGATTGTCGGCGCAGGTTACAACACGGTTCCGAAAATACTGAACATGACCAAGAGTGATTTTTTTACAATTGAGGGGTTCAAGGATAAAATGGCCACAAAACTGTTCGAAGGAATAAAAGACAAGGTGGACAAGGCGTCTATCGCAGATATCATGGCGGCGTCCAACATGTTTGGACGTGGGTTCAGCGACAAAAAAATTGCCCTCATTTTGGAAGAATACCCCGACATTTTAATATCGAAAGCATCCGCGTTCGAAAAAATCACACGTTTAGCTTCCACCAAAGGAATGGCTACGAAAACAGCAGAAGCATTTGTTGAACATATTCCTACGTTTCTTGATTTTCTGAAAGAATGTGGACTGCAGTCCAAGTTACCATCATCAACCGTTCTCCAAAATACGATGGATACACGAACAATTCATCCACTATACAAAAAGTCAATTGTGATGAGTGGATCCCGCGATAATACCCTCGAAAGGGTTCTGGAAACCTTGGGTGCGAAAATCGGATCTTCTGTCTCGAAAAATACCTTTACTGTGATAACGCCTGATGTAAATTCAGATTCAGGTAAAGTCGGAACCGCAAGACAACTGGGTGTCCCTATCCTGACACCCGAGGAATTCAAACGAAAATATGGGATCTAGGTGAAATAATTGAGTATAAATACACATAAAATCAAGATTACTATGTACATATAGTAATCTTATCTGCTACTAAAATGTCCAATTTTTGTACAAATTCCGCCAAACCACTGAAGACCTACATCTGTGGATGTGTAAAAGATTGTGAAAAACATATTCCAGCCGTATTTGAAAACATCAAAAAAGTCGCGGAAAGATTTGATGACTATCACATTGTCATGGCGTTTGATCAATCTAAAGACCAAACGTTGCGTGCATTATGTGACGTGAAAAAAACGATCCCCTTAAACAAAATGAGTATACTGATCAACAAAAATCCATTGTCGCATATTCGTACACAGAATATTGCAAATGCACGTAATGTGTTACTGGAGTATATACGAACACATTCCAACAAATCAGAAAATTCAAATTTCGATTATTTCATTATGATAGACATGGACGATGTGTGTGCGGGGAATATGGATGGCGCGGTTCTAGATAAATACATGGATGCGGAACGAACCTCGGAACCTTTTCCATGGGACTGTTTGACCTTCAATCGACCCGGATATTATGATGCGTGGGCACTGTCGATAGAACCCTTTGTGTTCAGTTGTTGGAATTTCCCGAAAGGGTACGATGTCGTCATTAAAATGCGAAAATTCGTTGAAGAAAAACTGAACGAAGTCGCGAAAAGAGATCCCGAAAAGGGGTTGCTCCCTGTCATGTCAGCATTTAACGGATTTGCCATTTATCGAAGGGACAAGTTTATCGTATCGCGGTATGAATGGGAAAATAAGAAAAACTTGGAAATTATACCGATGGAATTGGTGAAAAATACCGCATATGCTGCTGAACAATCCATGTATTTATCTCGATTGAATGATGAAGATTGTGAACATCGTTATTTTCATATACGAGCCACGCAATTGAACGGGGCACGTATATGTATTTCACCGTTGAATTTATTTACAGAATACGTTTTCGCATAAATGTATTCGCTTACGCTTGCTCTTTGCCCACAGTTCGGAGATTACGCGTTCTGCGTTTGGAAGTGCGTTTGATATATCCAAACTTGCCTTTTTCGGCAAAGTAACCCGCTTTCTCTAAACGTTTCTCTTTCTTGGCGGTCTTGTGTTTTGACGCGGAGACAATACGCCCCCATTTGTTCATCAAAATGTTTTTCTTGGTGAGACCGCCAGACGTTTTGTAGGCAGTTCCGTTGTACACCTGTTGTCTAGAACCGAATAACTCGGGATACTCTTTGCCGCCAATCTCGTACTTTCCACTAGAATTGCGAACGGGTCGTTTCATGATAATATATATGTTTGGGTAGAAAAAAACTTTTATTGGGCTCCTGCACACCCGCATTTTGGAATGTCCGTTTTCATTGGCCATTTTCCCGAAAAAATGGCATTGCGACATTGAAATGCGGGTTTTTGTGTGTATGTTCCAACAGATAAAACAGGGAATAGACAAACGTCCGTGGGTGGAGAACGCGACAAAGAAAAGTTTTGCACATAATTCGAGTAAGCCATTACTTTTGTGATTGACGGATCATTACCAGCTGTGACCAATGGATTGTATCCGACCCCTTGTGTGTTCATTTTCATAATTGATTTTTTCCGACTACTGTTACACAAACAGTAGGGTATTTTCTCTTCCGTCATGTTATGGTAGTATATATACATAATATGACGAAATTTGTGCAGTCTAGATGTTTGCGCAATTGCACAACGATTTGGCGTCTGAGATAAGTTCCGAACAACGGCACGACGATTTGAACGATATCAAACGGGGAACTTTGTTGCATTGTTTTTGTCTAAAGCATAGTTGTTTGGCGTTGACGGTGTCCTGTAGGGATACAACTTTTTTGCTACAAAATGTCTCCAGTCCGGGCGTGGTTCTTGCGTATTGTCCAAATGCCATTTTTTTACTCATTCCTACGTATCCAGAAGGATAATTCAATGCGCTTAGTTTGACATTGTATTGATCCGAATTGGAACTTTGTGCTGGTTTGAAACTGGTTAACATGACTGTATATTGCGTGCTCAATGCAGGAATTGCCAGTTGTAAAGGAGAATATCCTTCAAAATCAAAGTTAACATCAACAATACTATCAAAATTTGCAGTAAAATAATCAATTTGAAACAAAGAAAAATCTCCGTTAATTGGATAATTTGAGCTATACTGACTATAGGTGAACAAATCATTATTTGGTCCTTGACCGACCAATTCTTTTGTATAGTCTACGGTAACATCATTCGTGGCAAAAATAAAACTGAATAATGTGGTGTACGTAGTAGTTACACCATCAATTTTGACGTTGAACTTGAAATCTGAAAACCAACTGACTGGCGTTTCATACCCAGGCGGGAAATCCGCGATAGACGATGGATTTGGCACATTCGCCAAGTCTAATTTAAACGTAGCATAAACTACGTTTCCGTTACCCGTGTCTACGAGAGATCCATCTGAATATTTACCCCACGTTGCAATAAAAGGTTGCCAGTTTGGTAAATTGACAAGAGATTTGTGGAGTATTGAATTATGTGACGGATCGGTCGGCTGTTTCTCATACATAGGACCACTGTACGGCATATTTCGGTATACATTACATGGACAAAAAAAAGACAAATGATACAAATTCACTTCTATTTTTTGGTCGGTGTTTTTTATCGATTCAAGAAACAACATAAAATTGAACTTAGATTATTGTATACCCCCCCCTGCAACTTTATCGTCACCATGAATAAACTTACGAATTCGGTTCAAAATTCCACGGAAGATGCCACGTTGGCCAAGCAGTATCAACGCAAAACGGACAAGCAACATATTCTAGATAATCCCGATACCTACATCGGATCTGTGGAAAATGTGGACGCCGAGATGTGGGTGTTCGACGACGCTTCGGGTAAGATCGTAAATCGTCACATCGAATATATTCCGGGACTGTATAAGCTATTTGATGAAGGTATTGTCAACTGTCGCGATCATGTCATGCGTATGATCCAGTCTCCTGTCCTTGAAAAACATTTTGTATCGTTCATCAAAACGGAGATTTCGGAAGACGGCACGATCACGTTGATCAATGATGGAAACGGGATTGATGTCGCAAAACACCCCGAGTATGATATTTGGATTCCGGAGATGATCTTTGGTCATCTTCGCACATCGACCAACTATGACAAGACCGAAAAGAAGATCGTCGGTGGTAAGAATGGGTTCGGGTTCAAGCTCGTCCTCATCTGGTCTACTCGTGGTTCGATTGAAACGATTGACCATGTGCGTGGGTTCAAGTATCAACAAGAATTTCGCTCCAATCTAGACACTATTTCTCCGCCGATCATTACGAAAGTGCCGAAGAACACCAAGCCTTATACCAAGGTGTCATTCAAGCCCGATTATCAAAGACTGGGGGTGCAAGGTCTCACCTCCGACATGTTAGCGCTTCTGAAGAAACGTGTCTATGATATCGCCGCCGTGACGGACCAATCCATCAAGAAGGTCAAGGTCGGTTATCGGTATGGATCGGATGCCCTCGATTTGGCAGTTCCTGTGAAGAACTTTCAACAATATATCGACCTCTACGTCGGCGGCAAGTCCGAGGCGAAACGTGTCTATGAACAATCGGATGAACGCTGGGAATACGCCGTGGCTCTAGCGCCAAATCATGAGTTCAGTCAGATTTCGTTTGTCAATGGAATTTGCACGTTCAAGGGTGGAAAACACGTCGACTACGTTATGGGACAACTCGTCCGCAAGTTGGCTGACTATATCGAGAAAAAGAAAAAGGTCAAGGTCGCCCCCACTGCCATCAAGGAACAGCTCATGCTATTCCTACGTTGCGATATTGAGAACCCGTCTTTCGACAGTCAGACGAAGGATTTCATGAACACGCCTGCTAACAAGTTCGGTTCGTCTTGTGTGGTGTCCGATGCGTTTGTCGAGAAAGTGGCCAAGATGGGAGTGATGGATCTGGCGTGTTCTCTCACGGAGGCCAAGGAGAACCGTTTGGCGAAGAAAACGGATGGCTCAAAGACCAAGACCGTTCGCGGAATTGCCAACTTCATCGATGCAAATCACTCTGGGACGAGTGCGTCCAAAGATTGTATTCTTATTCTATGTGAGGGGCTTTCGGCACTTTCTGGAATTGTATCGGGTCTTTCGAGTGAAGATCGCAACACGATTGGTATTTATCCTCTGAAAGGTAAGCTTCTTAATGTTCGTGGTGAACAAGTCAAGAAAATCTCTGAAAACAAAGAGATTACAGATATTAAGAAAATTCTCGGTCTAGAGACGGGTCGGGTGTATACTTCACTAGCCGATGTCCATCAAAATCTTCGCTATGGTAAGATCATGGTGATGACCGATCAAGATCTCGATGGTTCTCATATCAAGGGTCTCTGTATCAACTTGTTCCACAGCGAATGGGCATCTTTGGTGAAAATCCTTGGGTTCATCTCCTTTATGAACACTCCGATTTTGAGAGCGAAGAAAGGTGCTCAAACCAAACTCTTCTACAATGAAGGGGAGTATCAAGTCTGGAAGAACCAAATCGAAAGTGGGTCGACGAGCACAAACGGGTGGACAATCAAGTATTTCAAGGGTCTCGGCACCTCCACGTCGGCAGAGTTCAAGGAATATTTCGCGAACAAGAAGATTGTCGATTTTGCGTATTCGGGTGCCGTCAGTGACGACACGATCGACAAGGTCTTCAACAAGAAGCGTCCCGATGATCGCAAAACGTGGCTCGAACACTACGACAAGACGTCGTATCTCGATACCAGTCATCCCATAGTTCAGTATGAGCATTTCATTGACAAAGAGATGATCCACTTCAGCACCTATGATTGTGCGCGGTCCATACCCAATATGGTCGATGGTCTCAAAATCTCTCTACGCAAAATCCTGTTCTCGGCATTCAAGCGAAAGTTGACGTCGGAAGTCAAGGTCGCTCAGTTTTCGGGATATGTCTCGGAACACAGTGCCTATCATCATGGCGAAGCGTCACTCAATGGAGCTATCGTGAATATGGCTCAAAATTATGTGGGGTCAAACAACATTAACTTGTTGGAGCCCAATGGTCAGTTTGGAACACGTCTTCAGGGTGGCGATGACAGTGCGTCGGAAAGATATATATTCACTCAGCTCAACCCGTTGACAAGGTTCGTCTTTCCTGAAGCGGATGATGCTGTGTTGAACTATCTGAACGACGATGGAACCGTCGTGGAACCCGAATACTATGTTCCCATTCTGCCGTTTTCCCTTGTGAACGGTATTTCCGGTATTGGCACGGGGTTTTCCTCGAGTATACCAGCATTCAATCCCAAACAGTTGATTGCGTATTTGAAGTCCAAGTTGTCGTCTCCGTCTTCGAGTTCTCCGATCGAGTTTGTTCCTTACTACGAGGGGTTCAAGGGCACTGTCGTCAAGTGTGCGGATCAAAAATATTTGATCAAGGGCCGATACGAGAAAATCGGCGAGGATAAGATCCGTATTGTCGAACTTCCGGTTGGAACATGGACCATGCCCTATACGACATTTCTCGAAGGTCTTATGGATGGGTCGACTGACAAAGCCGGCAAAAAGGTTGCTCCTGTGATCAAGGATTTCACGTCCATTTGCACCGAAGTATCGATCGACATCACGGTTGTGTTTCCAAAGGGTCGATTGGACGAACTCCTTGCTTCGGTGGACCCCACGACCGGAATTTCGGCGTTGGAAAAGTTGTTGAAACTGACAACGACAGTTTCGACAACCAACATGCACATGTTCAACCCAGAGTGCAAACTTCACAAGTATTCCACTGTGGAAGAAATCATCGACGAGTTCTACGGAGTTCGTCTAGCAATGTATGGAAAGCGGAAGGCCTATTTGGTGGATGCGCTACAAAAACAACTCGTCAAGCTTTCCAACCGAGCACGGTATATCTTGTCTACCCTCGAGGGTAAGATCGACTTGCGTCGTAAGAAGGCAGAGGAGGTAACGGCTCTCTTAACGTCGAACAAGTTCGACATGATCGAGGGTGACTTCAAATATTTGATCAAGATGCCGATGGACTCGGTCACTGAAGAAAATGTGGCAAAGATTTTGGCTGAGAAGAACGAGGCGGAAAATGAGTTGAAGACGTTGGTGGGAACGTCGTTGGAGACACTCTGGTTACGAGAATTGTCGGTATTGGACGCGGAGTATGACAAGTATCGAGCCAAACGTGAAATTATTCAGTCTGGGGGCGACAAGTCTTCGGGAAAGAAGAACGTCGTGATCAAGGCAAAAAAGACAAAGTAAACGAAAAACCCATGAAAATATGAAATCAATAACTAATCAAATATCGAAGACCAAGGTAGGGTTGCATAATGTTATGTGAGTTTCCGCCACCGACACTGGTTGGACTGAATGTTCCTACAAAAGCACGATCAGTTGTAGCTGCTGAGTTATCAGCGGCATGTGAATTTCCTGTATCAAATGCACCCGCATCAGAATTTGATGCACGGTTAATCGTGTGTGTATGACTAGGGATCTCAGAAACACTAAGAACATGCTTCTCTTCACCACCTGCACCACCTAATGTTTTCACAGTTGCGTAGGGCGCTGTGCCTGTTCCAATACCCACGCCGACACGTCCTCTCAAGTCTGGCACATTGAAATTCGCTTCACTTCCTCCAAACGTATAACCAATTGCGTTGTACAAGTTGCGATAGGTCGCAACAGGATAGGAAGTTCCATCACAGTTGAGCCAACCTGCGGGAATATTCACCGCGGCAGACTGAATGATTGTGCCATAAGGGATCAACGGACGATTGTTGATATAATAATTGGCACTCACGTTGACGTTACCACTAACGTCCAATTTGAGCACTCCACTTGCGTCAGGACCATAACTCAAGTGGTCTTGTGCAATGGCTCCGAATGTATTCCCATCCGATGCAATGAGTGCATGGTTTTTCGGATTTGTCACATAGGTGACGCATTTTGACGGACAGTTTCCCTCACCCACGGGGGTGAGGTAGTTCGCAATAAAATCATGTTCGCGATTTACCTGATTTCTTACACGACTTTTTACACGAATTAATGACGTAGACATGTTGGTGTTTGTATAATATAAATATTGTTGATATATAAAAATCGATTTAAACACATTTTTCATGGAAAACATAACCATGTCCAAGAATTTGAATGCAGTTCATACCGACGATATTTCGGTATGTGAAAACGCAAAGACAAAGGTGGCGTTTATCACTGGAATAACGGGTCAAGATGGGTCTTACTTAGCTGAACTTTTATTAGAAAAGGGGTATTTTGTTCATGGATTAGTTCGTCGTGCATCACTGATCAACACAGATCGAATTGAACATATATTCAAGCACCCCCATTTGAAATTGCATTATGGAGATATGACCGACGGATCATGTTTGTATATGTGTTTGGCGCAAATCAAAGGATTATACCTAAATCTAGATGTCTTGGAAATTTACAATCTAGCGGCTCAATCTCATGTAAAAGTATCGTTCGAGATGCCGGAATATACTGCCGACACAGATGCTTTCGGAACACTGAAACTCTTAGAAGCTATTCGGTCCAATGGATTGACGGAAGCGGCACGCTTTTATCAAGCCTCTACTTCAGAATTATACGGTCTTGTCCAAGAAACTCCGCAATCCGAAACCACGCCGTTTTATCCTCGGTCCCCGTACGGTGTTGCTAAATTGTATGGCTTCTGGATTGTGAAAAATTACCGCGAGGCCTATGGAATGTATGCTTGCAATGGTATTCTCTTCAATCATGAATCAGAAAGACGTGGTCACAACTTTGTGACACGCAAGATCACACTCGGTTTAGGAAAAATATTGCGTGGCGAGACGGATCGTCTTATCATGGGAAATATCGACAGCTTACGCGATTGGGGATATGCCAAAGACTATGTGGAAGGTATGTGGCGTATTTTACAACACGACGTCCCAGAAGACTTTGTGTTATCTACGGGTGAAATGCACACCGTTCGTGAGTTCATTGAAAAGGCATTCGCGTTGCGTGGTTTCCAGATAGCTTG